CCTAGAAGCCGAATGGAAGTTTCCGACTATACCTGCCAAAATTACTAGCCAGTTGGCTAGGTTACGCCAGCCCTATTTTGTAGTACAATTAGCTGTAGGAGAGCCAAGTGATTACACATTATAGCCACAGCAGTTCAACAACATTTCGCAGGTGTACGTACAAGTTCAATGAGATGTACGTACACGCTAAGGAGGATACTCCTCCGGAAGCTCCTAGTCGTGGCAGCCGGATGGGGAAAGCCGGTCACCTAGCCCTCAAGGCTTGGTACAGCGGCAAGTCCTATCAGGTGGCAGAGGACTGGGCGTATCAAGAGTTTAACCCCCAGTCAGAAGAGGATCTCCAAGAGTTCAATCGGTTGCGCCGGACGCTCACGTTCTACTGGTCTAATACCCTGACTGACCGCTGGACCGTGGAGCTTGTAGAAGAGGAGGTGAAAGTCAAGCAATACATGGGCATCCTGGATCTGGTGGTCGTAACGCCTAGCGGTCAACGCTACATCGTGGATCACAAGTTCCAGAAGAGCAAGTCCACTTCGCACCTGGACTCGACGCCTCAGGTGTCGTTCTACCTGATGCTGGCTAGGGAACTGGATCTCAAAGTTGACGGGCTATTGTACAATATTATCCTAACCAACAGTGAGAAGCCGGTCCACCCTGTGCGGAAGATCTGCTATCGGTCCCCCCACTTTCTGGATAACTTCCAACGGGAACTGGACATCCAGATTGAGCAGATGAAGGAGTTCCACAATAATCCGGTCCCCGTCAGAAACTTCACGGAGACCTGTAGCTGGGAATGCCCCATCCGGGTGCATTGCCTACAAGAAATGGAGCGCCCATGGCGACCGAAGACAAAGGGCTAGCCGCAGCCGAAAGTAAGTATGGTGTATGGGAACCTGGCATCCAGAAGCCTAGCGGCTACAAAGTTCTGGTGTATGGGACCAGTGGGAGCGGGAAGACCTACTTCGCAGCCAGCTTCCCCAAACCCCTATTTGTGGATCTGGAAGGAGGGATGCGCAGCGTGACAAAGTTCCGACCGTTACGAGCGCCCAAAGACTTCGGTCGAGTGGTCAAGGACTTGGATGAGCTCAAGATGATCGGGATGGACATCCGCAAGACCCTGTTAGCCGGCAACGCTCCCTTCCAGACGGTCGTGGTGGACAGCCTGAGCGAAATGCAGGAACTAGTGATGCTGAACATCCTAGCTACCTATGACGCCAAGCGCCAGTACGATGACCAGCCTACGCTGACCGATTACGGCAAGCTAGGACGTGACTTTATGAGCGTGTTCAAGGCTTTCCTCCGCCTGCCCTGTAACGTGGTGTTTACGAACGTCGTAGCGCCTCGGTCCAACGAGGACGAGCAGTTGGCTCCGACCTTCATGGGTAAGAAGATCGGACCTGATGTAAGCCGGTTGGTAGATGCAATTGGCTTCACGTATACCCAGCGGACCGGTAAGGGCGAAGACGCCGAAATCCGCTACCTGATCAATTTCGCCAACACCCCGGACCACGTCGGCAAAGACCGGCTTGGCATCGGTCCCAAAAGTAAGTCTAACAGTTATGACAGTGTATTCAAAGGAGCAACAGAATAATGGCTAAGGAAATTAAGATCAACCTATCCCGCACCGGTGGTGTCCTTCCCGATGGCGTCTACAAGCTGCGCATCAAGTCCGTCGAGTTCAAGGAAGGACAGAAGGCTCCCTTCTTCGCGGTGCAGCTGAGCGTGGAAGGTCGTACTGCGACCGTGTTCGACAATGTCAGTACGGCTGAGAACGCTCGGTTCCGCATGGAGCCTTTCCTAGACGCTATTGAAGCCCCAGCCTCCGGCAACCTCACAGCCAAGGGCATCATCAAGCTGGCGACTCGGAAGGTTGTATACGCTAAGCTGGGCAACGAGGATTACAACGGTCGTCTCAAGAACACAATTGCCGCCTATCTCAAAGCCGAAGACGGGGAGCGCCTGATGGCAGAGCAGGTCGCTCCAGAAGAGGAAGAATTGATCGATGCCGAGGACATTGAAGAGGAAGATGAGGATGGGGATGGATTCGACGTTGACGACGATGACGCAACCGACGATGACGATGGCGATGAAGGATCCGGCCCCAACCTCCCCTTCTAGGATTTCCTTCGATCCAGGCCATACGACCGGCATCGCCTTCCGGAAGGAGGGGGGTGTCCGGTTCGTAGCAACCGTATATCACACCGAGCTGGATTCCTACTTTCTGAAGCAGCTGCACAAGATGTGGTATCCGCAAGAGGCTATCGTGGAAAGTGTTCCGCCCAACAATCCTGACCGGATTACCCTAGGTCTCTTCCACCTTATCTGTGAGGAGCTCCGCAGTACTGGAATCAGGGTTGTGACCGTTATGCCAGGTACTTGGAAGCCGGTTCGACACAATGCCAAGCCCTTCTGGTCTGAGCACTTACGTGATGCCGTAGATCTTCTATACTATCCATAAGAAATTCGGGGGAGGAACTCCACTCCCCCAGGAGGTGTTATGAGCAATCCACAGGAGCAGGTATCTGATACAGAGAAGTTGGAAACTCTGATCCACATAGCCAAAGAGTGGGAAGCCCTTATTCGGTCCCAGCTGGTGACAGTGGGCATTTTCGAGGCTGACATCACAGTGGGGATCGCCAAGGCTATCAAGCGGCTTAGTGAAGCTCGGCAGCACGGTCTATCCACCATTGAGGAGATGTCCAGCATGAGACGCCGCATCTACATGCTGGAAGCCGGTCTTACCACCTGTGTTGAGGAATTGCGCATTCGGGGGTTTGATCAGACCACAGTCCGGCATTACGAGAGACTGCAAGCTGACGACTTTACCCTGGGGATTGGGGAGAAGCCATGACCGCTTTCTATCGTCCGGAGGTTGTTATCTTAGGTGGGGGACCGGGAGCGGTGTTCGCCTATTACGGTGCGCTGGCAGCAGGTGTACCGGCTGCCGACGTGCAGATCTGGGCAAAGGATCTGTCCTACCCGCCTGGTGCCTTCTGGCTGCACGCTCTTCCCGCCAATTGCCCCTTCCAGGCTGAGCCGTCGGAGATCCTGGTCCAGCTGCTGGGGAATGAAGAGGATTATAGCCGGAAGCAGTGGGGTGAGGCATTCCCCACCAGTGCCTCTGCGTATAGCGGGAAAACGCTAAAAGCCTATAATCCCCACCAGGTGTTGCCAAAGCTGTGGGCGGAGGCTAACGTGCGCCGTATGGACACCAAGTGGACACCCGCTATGGTAGAACTGCTGGCGGCTGAGCACAGCAAGGTCATCGTCACCTTCCCCATTGACCAGCGGGCAATCAACGAGATGAGCCAGCTGAAGATACCCGTCTACGTCGCTGATACCGAAGAGGATACCCTGTGCTGCATCTACAACGGCATCCAGTGGAACTCCTGGGTGCGCCTCACCCGAGCTTTCGGGAAGCTCAATATCGAATACCCAGCCACCTACCTTGACCGGATGGATCTGCTGGAGCGGGAAGAGAATATGCACTGGGGACTGAAGGGTAAGATTGTCAAGGTCCCTGAGCTTCACCCTAGCGTGAAGACACTTCCCCACAACACGACGGGCTACAGAAATAACATCCTGATGACCGGTCGCTGGGCCACCCTGAATCGCAAAGCCCTGAGCCACGACAGTTGGACCGATGCCTATTGCTTCCTGACCGAGCAGGAGGTAGAAGTATGACCCTAGCCAGCATCTGGAAGCAACAGCAGAAGTACAACGATCGAATTAAGGAGCGCCAGAATAGAAGCTCAGCCGAGTGGATGGAGGTATACATCCTAGGGCTTATGAGCGAATGCGGTCAGCTCCTGGAGGCCATGCGATGGAAGAAGAACCGGCTGCAGACGGTAGAGGAGTTCGGTCCCAACGTGCCGGAGGAGCTAGCCGACATCACTAAGTTCGTCCTCAGTATGTGGCAGCAGATAGGCTTCACGCCGGAGCAGATGATAGAGCGGGTCCACCGCAAGGGCTTGCTTCTGGATAGCCTATTCACCCAGGAGTTCGAGACCCAGCTCAAGCCGGATGTGGTCGTGTTCGATGTGGATAACGTCCTGGCAGATACGCAGGAAGCGCTAGCCCAGTTCTTCGATCTGGAGCACTTTGACGTCAGCAAGCTGCGGTCCAGCATCCACCTGGACCTAGCCGCCAACCAGCCCTTCGACGAGTACAGGCGCCTCAAGAACAAGTTTGAGCTAGAAGGAGGCTATCTCAAGCTAGATCCGATCTACCCTATCCGCTTCCTGTTCAAGGAGCTTCGCAACCGTGACATCAGTATTGTTTGCTATACGGCTAGACCGGTAGATGTCTTCAAGCGCATTCGCCAGGATACATTCGAGTGGTTCCTGGAGTTCGGGGTGAAGCCTGACATTGTCCGGTTCGGGCGTGAAGAGAGGATAAGCTGGATCGCAAACCTTATCCGAAGCGGTCACAGGGTCGTTCTGATGGACGACGATCCAGGTATAGCCGTCAGAGCAGAACTCAATAATGTTCCTGTGATCGTCCCCTATCAGGAATACAACAGTAAGCACAGTAACTTCAACGGAACTGTCAACGATCTTATTCAAGTATTAGAAGGGATGTTATATGAGCAACGATCCAAGAGCAGTGGAAACCCCTAGGAGAGTCCTAGAGGGCAATTGGCGGGTGAGAGCCTACGTTCGCACCAGCCCTGCTGGAAGCGCCCAGCCAGAAGCCTCTCGCAAGCCTACCGCAGGGTATAAGCAGATGGAGGAAGCCCTGGAAATGATGAGCGATCTTAGCAATGCATTGGCCGGAGGGAATTCTGCGGTCCAGCAGGATGGCGTATCCAGGGGCTTCCCGCAGATGGAGGACCCCCAGATCCGACACCATGAGGAGCCCAAGGACGAGGAGGGAGAGTACGACCAGGAGGTCCTGGAGATCATCGAACGAGCTATGACCCTATTCGTCTGTAAGAACGCCGAGTACGGCAACTCCATCGTTCGGACGGGTGTCATGGGCAGCGTAGTAGCGATGACCGGTGACATAGCCCGTCTACGGGCTATGGTGTTACGGTCCCAGGGTAGGGTCCTCGACTTGAGCAATACCCGCGACAAGCTGCTGGACATCCTTGTGCAGGCAGCCATCGGTATTCTCATGCTGGACCGAGGCAATATTGTAGGGGAAGACTAGGGGACGTAATCACCTGCAATACTAGCCAGCTGGCTAGGTTACGCCCACAGGCAAAGTGTAGTATAATTCGGTTAGGCTATTCACCTGCAAGCTACCATAGTTGGTAGCTTGCTCTATACCTGGAGAACAAAATGACACAAACCGCTATGTACGATGATTCAACCGTGATGACCACCAGCCTTTGTCGCTACATCCTACGAGCGCAGCCGGTGGCCACCCTTCTGCACGCTACACCGGAATGGGTGGTCGCCCAGGCCACCAAGGGCTATACCGGTCACTACAGCGCCGATCCCCTCTCCCCTGAGGATCAAGCCCTATTCTGGAAGGAACTGGGCAACACCAAGCTGAAGGGACCGATGGAGATGGCCACCAGCTTCTGGCTCATCGAGGACGTTACCAGAGGCTTCACCCACCAGCTAGCCCGTTATCGGCTAGGATTCAGCATGGTACAGGAGAGTCAGCGCTTCAGTAAGCAGACCGGCTCATTAGCCCGTATTGTGATCCCTACCAACATCGTGCAGAACTCCAGTGCGATGGAGGAATTTGTGGAGGGCTGCGAAGGAGCTATGACGGCATACTTCGCAATGCTAGACGCTGAGGGAGTGGAGACACAAGACGCCAGAAGCTTACTCCCGACCGGGATCTGCACCCGCCTGTACGCCAACTTCAGCATTCTAAGCCTAGCCCACGTATATGAGCAGCGTCACTGTTGCCAAGCGCAGAGTGAGGAATGGTCTCCCATCGTGGCTCAGATGAAGCAGGAACTCCTGGGGAAGGGCTTTCCTCGCTACGCTGCAAGCTTGGTAGCTCCCTGGGAAAACCCCACATGCGTCAGCTGCGGCTTCGGAGCTAGCTTTGACCGACCCTGCAAGAATCAAGAGAAGTTTGACGCCAACCTGGAAGCCTTGTTCTACAGCCGTCTGTAGGGAGGAAATACAATGGAAGTCAAAGATCTGATTATGCTGAAGGGCCATTCCTTCAGCCTGGATACGGAGACTACGGGCTTACAGTGGTACAAGGATGGCCTGATCGGCATCTGCGTTCACTGCCCCGCCCTGGGGTTGACCGAGTACATCTTCACCTGTACCTATCAGGATATCCAGATCCCCACTGGGCGTAAGAAGAAAGTTTGGACCGGTGAGTATACCTACCAGGAGACCGGGGAGGTGAAGATAAAGAAGGTTTGGACTGGCGAAATGCGCAACGGCTCCAAGGTGTACGAGGACCGTGAAGAGCCAGTCGTCAAGAAGGTCAAGGTCAACAGAGAGGAGCAAGCCTACAAGACGGAGAATACAGCGGTCCCCATCCCCGAACTTCGCAAGCTGGCAAATGAGGTATTGATGGAAGTCCTCAGTGACCCAGCTAGTACGGTCATCTTCCACAATAGCCGGTTCGACTGCCACTTCCTGGATCTGGACCTCTTGGGGATGCCGTGTACGGTCCTCGACACCAGCGTGATGGTCCACCTGTACGATAGCCGGTTGCGCAAGAGCCTGGAAGAATCGGAGAAGCGATTTCTGGGGACCTCGAGTAAACGGTCCCACGTGCAGGAAATCCCCAAAGCCCTTAAGAAGAAGCACCGATGTTGGCCGGCTGAGCTCATCCAGGAATACGGCAAGAACGATGCGCTCGTGACCTATCAGCTGGCGGAGGTCCTGGTGCCCAAGCTGCGCAAACTACGGCTGTTGGATCTCCTGATGTGTGACATGGAGTACAGCAAGACCCTGTGGCAGATCGAGCGTTCGGGAATGGTTCTCAATAACGAGTTCTGTGAGCAAGCCCACATTGCCTTCATGGCGAACGGTAAGCTCATGGAAGAAGATCTGTACGACCAGGTGGGTTACCAGTTCAACTGGCGAAGCAACCCGCAGTTAAGCAAAGCCCTATACGATGATCTGAATTTCCCCCGACCCCTCAACCCCTTCGCGGACGCTGATGGGGTGGACCGCAGCCGCTTCGCTCTCAAGGGGAAGTACAACAAGTTCTGCACCAGTGCCTTCCTGCTGATGGAAAAGGCGAACCACCCGCTGGGAGGCTTGATTCTGGATCTGCGGGAAGCGGATAAGCTGCGCAAGACGGTCGAGCTGTATCAGGAACTCCAGGACGCCGGTGGCGTTATCCACACTAACTTCAACATGACCGGCACCCGCACCGGTCGCCTGAGCAGCAGCAAGCCTAACGTTCAGAACATCGCTAGCGCTCATCGTGTTCGGGAGACGCAAAGCGCTTATAGCGGTGGAGCTATCCGCCAGGAGGAATACAACCTACGTCAAGCCTTCATGAGCCGACCTGGCTATACGTTCGTGAGTGTGGATCACTCGCAGCAGGAGCAGCGGCTATTTGCCGTGCTGGCCAACGAGCCGGTGATGATGCAGGCGCTGCGCGATCGTCTGGACATCCACCTTATGATCGCCTTGGAAGTGTGGGGCGACTGTGGACCGGAGCGCAATAAGCTTCACCGTGAGTTCAATACTCTGCTCACGTGATGGTCGTCTAACGTTAAGGAAGGATTACAATGGGTAAGTTACGCCACATCCCTAAGCCAAATACAGTTCAAATATGTCTTGAATGCCTGAAGGAATTCAAGCCAACAGCTACCAGTCAGCAGATCTGCTCTGACTCCTGCAAGAAGGAAAGAAATAACCGCCAGCAGCGGGACGGAAGAGCAGGTAGAACTGTTAAGGAGATCAACTGTAGGGTATGTGGCACGATGTTCCGGAAGAGCAACCCCAAGCAGAAGACTTGCGACAATTGCCTGAGTAGAAGGGCAGGTGGGATAGGAAGCGGGAAATACGTTCTGCCTGAAAAGTATATCCCTCTTAAGAGTACCTACTCTGACAAACTGATCAAAAGCCTCAATGGGGTATACTTTTGCTCGTGGTGTGGAAAAGACCTGAATTCCCTAGTTCACAAGAAAGAAGGGCTAGGAAAATGGTCGGTCCACCACAAAGACGGAAATCATGATAACGACGAGCTTAGCAACCTAGAATTACTTTGCTCACCCTGCCATGGACGTTATCATGCTACCCAGCAACACCTTACCAAAACGTAAGGGAGCAAGACGATCAGTCATTCCGTATAATAGGCTGATCTAAAACCCACCTCAATTGCTGGAAGCCCTACGTGAAGACGAGGGTAATCGGCAGCCAACTCGGCTAGGAATAGCTGAGGTACGGTTCAGAGACTCATAGACTTGCCAGAACGGTAAGCACTAGGATGCGTAAGCATAAATGGTGGGACGCTGTAAAGCGTAAGGGATAGTCCGATCCCTCCAGTAATGGAGGTCAGATCGTTCGGTTTGTTATACGGCATGACAACCGGCTCCCTCAAGTTTCGCCTCAACAAGACGGAAGAGGAAGCCGACGAGATTACCGGAAAGTACTGGGGGAAGTTCACTCGTGTGCAGCCGTGGCTCCAGGAAACGGTCAAGCGCATGGAGGCCAAGCATCGTGTACGCTACTGGAGCGGTCGCATCTGGCGTGAGGATAACCAAGAGGATTTCTACAAAGGCTGCAACGCTCAGATCCAGGGTGGCGCTGCCGACCTGATCAAGCTGGCCATCATGCGGGCGCAACGGGTTGCCAAGCACCAGGGGTGGGGATGGGTCGCTAGTATCATCCATGATGAGATCATGGTGGAAGTGAAGGACGAGTGCCTGGAGGAGGCCATCCCCGTACTAGTGCGGATTATGGAGCTGGAGGACATCTTCGGTCTACCGTTCAAAGCAGAAGCCAAGATCGGGAAGACCTACGGTGTGATGGACGACTACAAAGTTGGAGACGTGAGCCACATCGACTGGACTTCCTATTTGCCCCGCGATGCCGACATCGCTAGGCTTACGCTTCTTCCCTGGGAAAAAGTCTACGGAAAGGAAAAGATCTAATGGAATACTATGAACGCTATGAGTCAAGAACGGCCCCCATGAGTATTGGAGCCATGATCTTCGGAGGCTTTCTCATTGTGGTGCTGCTGTGGATGTTGGACCGATTCCCACAGCTTCTGCGAGGAACTCTTGTGATCGCAGCTGTAGGTCTAGGACTAGCGGTAATTCTCAACTGGACGGCTGTTGATCACTTTATTGCAGGAGCCTTCTGATGGAAAGAATAACCAAACTTCTACTGGAGCGCCAGCGGGACGGGAAAAAGACCTCGGTCGCAAACCTGGCACACATTATGTCGCTAGGTCCCAAGGATGTAATTCAGGAGCTAGCCCAGGCGATGAAGCTGGGGGAGATGCACGTTCGGTTCTATCCGGAGCTAGCTCCTAGCTCCCTGCTGTTCGGTATCCCCTCTCCTGAGATCACCAGACAGCTGGGATGCTACATTGAGGAGCTCCTGTGGCCGGAGCTGACAAACGACCTGCTGACCGGTAACTTCGCTGCTCGGATCTACATCTACAACTGGAGTGTAAGGCTCTACGGTTCAGATAAGTATCCCCACAATAGGGCTTGGGCAGACAATCTGGAGTACCTGTATCGGAACCTAGCCCTAACTGCTTTTGGACCCAGCGAGGGCTGGACAGAAGACCAGGGACTGATGTCTGAATTCCCCGTGGAGGATACGGTCATCCAAGCCCTGCCCATGAAGGGGAGAAAGCCTGTTCCCGGTCAACGTATTGGGATGGCCCTGCGGTGCAGGATGTGTGGCAAGGGTTTACGCAATCTTGAGACCTCCTTCAGAGGCATAGGGGTAGAATGCCTGCAGATCCTGAGTAGCGCTACGGGCATCCCCCGAAGTGAGCTGGAAAGTGCTCAGTACATTACGGACGACCGGCTGGACGAGCTGATCATGTCGATGAAGGACAACCCCCGACCTCAACACACTGAGAGCAGTGCGAAGGAAGCCTATCCTGAGGGCTATATTTCGGTGGGGGAGCTAGTGGCCATAGCCCGGTCAAAGGGCATATCGGTCGCAAGGGTAGTGCGGGCTATCGGTGGGGACCGTGGATTGGAGCCGACCCACAGCGAGAACTGGAATCAGTTCCTGATTGACCGCAAGCGCTATGTTAGCCGCAAGGCACTCGCCGAGCTGGAGGAAGTAAGATATAGGACCAAGGAATGAAGAATAGAAGCAAGTACCACCCGTTCAAGAGCCACAAAGTGACGCTGAGCCTTTCTGAGGACCACCGTTACAAACTGGCTATCCTAGCCGCACAGCTGGGAGTAAGCTGTAGTGAAGTTGTGAACCGACTGCTCAACCGTACTGAGGTAGAGAACTGGGAGGAGCTTAGGAAGATCCTGCTGGGTCGTCTGCTGGCCGGCGAGCAACTAGCCCATATCCTGGAGGAACTGAAATGAAACGATTGCTGATCCACAATCCCGGCTGGGTGACCGCCTCCATCTTTGCGGTCTCAACCCTAGCCTTATGCCTGGTGGAGGGATGGGAACACTGGCGGGAATCCCTTATGCTGTTCGCCCTTCTGCTGACCGGAGCGGTGATCTCCTCCGGCATCTCAGCCACCTGCCAGCAGGAGCGGTCCAAGGAATACCTGAAGAGCATCCAGCAAATAGCCCTAAGTAGTGACCAGCGATATAATTACGACTGCACACTGGACGCGAAAAGTATTCGGGAGTTGGCATCGATGTGGCACGAGGACCGCAGTGAATCCCCCTCGGAAGAGGAAGACTTCGACGACGGCTTCGATGAGCCAGATTCTACGCAACGCAGACGACCATAGTGAAATTGCTAGGGAGGGCTAGGAGTTGCGCAAATGGGCTGTAAGGTAAAAACGTACAGCCCACGCTATAAAACAGCACCTGGACCCACCTAGCAAGCCTGCAACAACTCTGCGCAACTATGCAAAGGACAAGTATGCAACTGAGTGGGGTGTATAGAATTAGGAATGTGATTACGGGGGAGAAGTATATAGGAAGTAGCGTTCATGTCATACGGCGCTGGAAGCACCACCAGCGCTTGCTCCGCAGAGGTCGCCACCGGAATAGAAGCCTACAACGAGCCTGGAATAGGTGGGGACCGCAAGCTTTCACTTTTGAACTGTTGACGCTGTGTGAACCTAAGAGGCTGCTTCAGATGGAGCAGCGCTACCTACCCAAACAGCAGACCTTCAGCGAACTCAAGCGGCAAGGTTATTACAACGTCAATCCCATAGCCGGAAGTACTCGATCCAGAAGGAAACAGACGAATGTTAACTGAAATCCTGCAGAAGCTTTTCTTCACAAATAGAAACAGCTATGCACAGGCTCGAAACGCCAGCGGAACTATAAGTTATTTCCCGCTGGAGGGAACACCCTCCGAGAAACAATTGGATCAGCACATTCGAGGGGAAATTGTCTTAGGCAGTTATACCCTAATGGCAGATAGTACAGTAGACCATATTGTGTGGGACGTGGATAGTACGGACCTGGTCAAGGCTAGAAACATCGCTGCCGCTATCAGTGAGCAGCTGGGCAAGATCCCCCACGGTATAGAATTCAGCGGAAACAAGGGCTATCACATCTGGATATTCCTAGAGAAGCCGGTGAGCGCAGCTAAGGCGAAAGCCTTTGGCGTACACCTGCGGGAAAGTGTGGGTGCCCCCACCTCAGGTGATCCACATGTGGAGGTATTCCCGAAGCAGGAAAGCCTCACGCCAAGCTCCCCGCTAGGCAATCTCGTCAAGCTCCCGCTGGGTGAGCACCCCAAAACCCACAATCGCAGCATCTTTGTGGACCGTGAAAACGGCTGGGAGGCTGGACCGGAAGTAGACCCCATAAGCGTGCTGAGTGCCAAAGTGGACTTTGAGATCCTGGAGGAAAGCCTGGTGGGGACCAGTCCTCTGGAGCGGATGACGCTTCTGCTTGGGGGATACTGGACGAGCGGGGAGCGCCACAACCTAGCCCTAGCCCTGAGCGGATTCCTGGCCAGTCTGGGATGGGCCAAGGATGACGTAACTGAGCTGATCCAGTCCCTGATAGATGACTACGGTGGAGATCCGGAGAATCTTCTGGACTGTGTCACTACTACCTTCAAGCGGCTAACCGCCAACCAGACGGTCCAAGGCTTCGGAGCTTTGAACGAGCGGCTGCCTGTTACGGTCATGCGTGCTCTCAGTGAGCTGGCCGGACAGAACATCGCCGACCCCACCATCCAACTTATTGACCGCATCCGCCTGGAGAAAGGGCCATCGCCCTTCCAGCGAGTACGGTCAGCTGGAAGCACAATGTTCTCCAACCTACAGGACACCGGTAGATTCGTGAAGACGGAAAACATTTCCTACTGGCTGGACCTAGGAAATCACCAGCTGGTGGATCTGGAGTCTACCCAGTGGCTAAGCCTGATGCATCGGAAGTTCGGCATCAACTCCAAGGAGGGATTCGGCACCCAAGTGCTGGAGTTCCTACGGCTGCAAGCCTTCGAGCGCAGCGATCTGGTCAAGGTACATAAGCGCTTCCACTGGGATGGAAGCACCCTGCACATCAACTTCGGGGGAGCTGAGGTATACAAGCTGACCGGGAATCGGTCCCAACGGTCCATCAGCTACAACGGCGCTGAGGAGTTCCTGTTCATGAGCTGTGAGACTGGGCTAGGGGAAGAGCTATCCACCCGAAATCTATTCGAGGCTGACCCGCTCAACCCCTGGGATTTTCTCACCAATGATCTCTCCTTTGACCCTACGGAGAACCAACGGGCTAGCAATGAGCAGCAGCGTCAGCTTCTGCAGGCATGGATCCTGCAGTTGTTCTTCGGCAGCATCCTCAATACCCGTCCCATAGCGTTGCTGATGGGACCTCGTGGCTCCGGCAAGACGACTACAGCTAGACGCATCCTACGCTTCTTTGAGGGCTTTCAGGAGGACGTCCTGGGGATCGTAGAGGATAAGCCTGACAGCCTACGGGCTAGCCTTGAGGATCATCTGGTGTTGGCCCTGGACAATATGGAGAAGACCAAGGTTCGCTGGCTGGATAACCTGCTGAACCGGCTAGCGACGGGTGCGCAGATCGAGATCCGCCAGCTGTACAAGAGCAATGAGAAGTATACGATCCGTCCGGACTGCTTCGTTCTGGCCACTGGGATTGAACTTCCCACGAGTGAGGAGTCGCTCTATAGCCGCATCTTACCGTTCGACTTATCACCCCTGCTAGCTCCACGCAGCGAATACCTTATTCAGAGTCGCCTCAAGGATAACATGGTCGGCATCTGGAGCGGTATGTTCGACTATCTGGATGGGGTGATCCACGAGCTGAAGAGCGTAGGAGCGATTGCGGTCCCCAACAGCAGCCGGTTGGCAGACTTTGTGATGTTCTGCCATCGGATCAAACGGTGCTCCGCTCTGGACGGGGATCAGCTGAGCGCAGGTCTGGCTAGCCTAGTGGAGCGCCAGAATCAGACGATGGCCGCAAGCTCCCCGGCTATCCAGGTGCTGGATCTGTGGTTGGAAGCTTGCGCCAAGCAGCGGATTCTGACGGATCCGGATCGGGATCCCCAGTCGTGGCGCAACGCTGGAGGGCTGTGGAAGATCCTGAACGACGTGGCCAGGAAAGATAAGATAGAAGGCTTTCGATGGACGACCCCAGCTTCCTTCGCTCGGCACTGGGGACTGCTGGTGAGGGGCGGTCTCAACAACGTGCATTTCGAGACCAGATCCCAGTATAATCCATCCAATGGAAGGGAGGAAGAGCAGTATCGCTTCCCTCTGATGGAGCTCAGGGACTGAGATAGGGTGAGAGGTGAGCCGCTTGGCTCACCTCTTTTTATTGCTGCCGGCTAGGAATGGGATTTACTTTATTCGAAAGGTATACTTTACTTTTGGGGAAAGGTAAGGTCAGGCGGCTTCTGGAACGGTCCAACAGCCGAGGTCACGGTCCAACAGCCAAAATAGGCTACACTGGGGAGGGTAGGAAGGGAGCCAAAACGTAAGCCGCTAGTAAAGTATTTTTGCACTTCATTGGCGGCGCAGCATGTTTTTCGAAAATAGGTGTAAATAATTAGCCAGTTGGAAAATTCCCGCTAATGCAGCCAATTATACCCCTATTCTATAACTTTTTATAATCAAAAAATAGGTAAAAATATAGAATATATAGAGAAAGTAGGAATTGGCTTTATTTAGCGGCATTAGCGGTAAGGGCATCACCGTAGGTGGTAGAGTGCTAGCGGGTTGGCTAGTAGTACACCTTACGCTAGCTTACGGGAATTGCCTACTCCTGTACGGGTGTTCTACCTGGTGGACCGTTACACGCCTACTCGTGTAAGTTGGCGGTAAGCCCGTAGGGAAGCCATAGCAGGGCTGTTTTAGGGCAAAGGTAAAAACGTACAGCCTTTGCCCTATACAGCACTCCCAGACCTCCCTACACGTCTACCGCCAAAGCCTGTACACCCTAGCTAGCGTACTTTTGCTATTGTCAATTACTACCTTGTGGAATAGCCAGAACAGGAGATCCCCGATCCACATCAAAACGCCTAGAACCGTACACATCTTGTATACGTAGATTGCGGTGCGTCGGTCCACCTCAGCCTCGAAGCTCTGCGATACGATCAGGAAGCAGAAGCCTAGCCCTAGAAGAATGAAGCTTGCCGACCCCAGCCACAGCTTGCTCGCTAGACCGGTCCTCTTGTACTCAAGAAGATTAGTTACTGCCTGGAGCGAACAACCCAAGATCATGAAGTATAGTATTGAAGTGAAAGAGGGCAATGTTGTTACCTCCTAACTTTATCGTTAGGAACAGAAATCCCACAATCAGAACTACGAAGATAGCGATCACGATAGCCAATCCCCACCTAGTAAGGATGAGCTTATTTCCATCGACTACGTGCTCCAGGGTGGATACACGCTTTTCCAGGTCCTGTACCATCTCGATCAAGCCCTTGGACCGCATAAGGCTATCGCCCTGTAGAGCTCTCACTAGCCGGACCAAGGTGACTTCCAGCCGCTCTACAGTTTCCTGTATTTCCGTCAACTCATCGTTTCCGTCGCCAGCCATCTTGTTCTCACCTATCTTAGGGGCAGGGAACCAGCGATACTCACTGGTCTCTTCCGACAACGTATCCCAATACGCTGCTTGTAGGCTTGTGGATTCAGCTAGCCTCCTGCTCAAGTAGAGAGCATAGGTCCAGGCGTTTTTATCCTCAATCTCGGAATTAACGGTGGCGACGATGTTGACATTGGCATGATGCTGGATCTCCACTACATGCTGGAGGCTGAAGCAGGTGTTGAGGACCAGATCCCTCGATCTACCCTGCTTCAGAAACAGTCCCAATTCTTTAGGGCTAATCTCTACCTCCCCAAAGACGAAGCCTTTGATACTTACGTGACAGCTCACCCACACTAGACCGGTGGGTTCGTTGTCCAGTGCTCTGTATAGCTCCATGGAACTTATGTTAGAAGTAAGTTGCTGGACCGTGAACCTAGCCCTGCTCAGGTTGTTGGAAAGCTCCTGTACTTCGCTTTGGAAATAGGCCGACTCCAGGGAAGATATGATCAAACACTTCATAATGTCCTACACCTAACTAACGATCACTTGACCTCATGACCGAACAGGCCATGCAGTCCCCACTTCACGCCCAGGGGATCTACCTGACCTCTTCCGAAGGGGCCAACTCCTACTCGGTCAGAGGTGCTGTTGTCTTGTTTGATGCGGATCTCCAGGTGGAGATGTGGACCGGTGCTGTTGCCTGTGTTCCCGCTACGGGCTACAAGCTGACCTCGCTTGACTGCATCCCCACTCTTGACTAGTATCTCATCGCAGTGGGCGAAGAAGCTGTCAAAGCCTAGATCCTTGTAATAGATGCGGATGTAATTCCCATAACCTCCGTTGGCGGCTGTGTCACGGTCCACCCAAGCCACCACGCCATCCCACATCGCATAGAGAGGGGTGCCAATCGGCATCCCTACATCAAGCCCACTGTGGGTTGGACCGTACCACTGGGTCACCCGCTGTAGGTTGGGCCACACTAAACTATAGGGTTGCACCGGCTGTTCACCCCCATCACCTTCCAGAATAGGCCAGTTCGCTGGCCAGTTGAAGCCACGCTTGCGGCTTAGGATATCCGCATGGGCGCCTTGAGTATCCTTGCTTGCCCATTCGGGTCCTCCGAAGCTGGTCGTGAAAGGGCAAATGGCATAGACGCGATTGCGGTCCACCGCATCGTGATAGCGCCATAACTGATCTGCATATTCGCTAGCGCTGATGTTACCGTTCCATCCCCAGGGCTGTGCAAGACCTGCAAGCTGACGGGTGTAGCCACATTCTCCGATTATAAAGCGGCATCTCAAAGGTGAGCGGCTAACACGATTCGCATAGGAGTTCCACCCGCTCTGCTCATTAGGATACCAATACTCGTGCACACATGCGAAGCTATCAGTCTCATTGATCAGCTTCTCCAGATGTAGGAAGTTGGTCCAGACGATTTCCCCGTTGACCTCCCGAGGCCATCCAACGCTGAAGTTGAACACCCAAGCTCGGATGCCGTAGGGTTTGAGCCAGGTCAGGAAGGATTCTGTGTACTGGGCGACTCGTATCTCATCTGCCCCATTGTGGACCGTAGGCTCGTTGATCCCCATGACAGCCAGACGATTCCGAGGGAACTCCTTGTAGGTCGTAGCCAGCTGGGCGATCCAGTATTCGGCGTGCTTCCGCCCAAGTCCTACAGGATCTGCAATTAGTTCCGCCTGCTGCTCGCTGATAGGGTGATAGCGTAGGGCGACGTGGCCAGCCGGATCTATCCACTGCATAGCTTCCGCCACTCGGTCACGAGTAGGGTTGATGATCTTGATCACAGGAGGGCGCAGCGCTCGCATGTAATCCTTATCTGCTTGACGCACCTGATCGGCGATCCAGTGTACACCGAAACGATGGACCGGTAGATTTCCGGCCGGAGGCGGTGGTGCATAAGCTTCCATTTCACTTCTCCAGTCCACCAGATGATTCACTCTAGTTTGTAGGCTCATATTGCGGTCCCTCCGGATGCGTCTTACTCCAGGCGATTGCCCAGGTCTCCAGGCCTTGGACCGTTCCCTCCAGATCGCTGGGTTCTTCTGGCTCCCCAGTAGGGGCCACGTCCACCACCCAGGTGGCGAACCAGCTGACGTGCCAGTTGAAAGGTAGTCCACCCCCACGGACTTCCTCATAGGGTAGATCTGTGGTTGGCCTCCACGCCCAAGCCCCACGAGCACCGGTCGTATTGTCCCCATCCATATCAGGATAGAAGAGATTGTTGGCGATGACGTTGGCCCAGCCGCTCTTATCCTTCACTGGCATGTCCACCTGATTGGCGTTATCGGTCCAGGTGTAATAGTGGATCTTACCCGTCTTCTGCATCTTACCGGTGGACAGATCGTAGATACCTCCGAATAGGTGGTGGTCCCCTCCTCCATCGTCGAAATAATCGGGGGATCCATAGGGCTTGAGGTATCTTTCCCTAGCCCAGTCGGTCACGCTACCCTCCTTGTTGGATAGCTCCCAGGAGCCATCCCTGGTGGTGAAGAAGTCTTCCACCCGTAGATAGGTTTGCCCCGGCTGTACCTTCGCAGGTACAATCGTAGCGTTGAACTTAACAACCCAAGGACTTATTCGCATAGTTCCTCACTTACTTATAAGAATCACATAATAGAACGTATACTCAGTTCCGGGGATTTCCATGAAGCCTATGCCACAGCGGAACTGCGACCTGAAGAAGTCATTCCTGCCCAGGAGGTGGTCGGCATGGGCAGGGCTATTCAGGAGGAATTCCAGAGCCTTGATAGGATCACGTACACCAGCCACCAGACTCTCGATGCTGTTGCCGTTCTCAGGATATTCTGCAGGCAATCGGCAATATCTGCCTACCGTTCTGTTCACGCAATCACCTAAGTAGCAATGGTCGAACTTCACACTGGTTTGCTCACACCTAAGTTCTGCAGCTAGGGCTAGGCATTCGTCCCACACCATGTAGGAGCGTTGCTGACCTGGAGCTACACACAGCTCCCAGAAGAATACCTTTTCCGGAGCAGGAGGAGCCGGCACAGGTGGAGGTCCAGCAGCGATCGGTAGGTAGATAGAGTTTCTAGATGTCATATAACCTTCTTCCCATCTCGAACAGCACAGTGAGCTGAGCATCTGCCAACGGCTCATGGCTCATAAAGCAGTTGCTAGCCTTACCCGTGAGCTTCTCTCCACCGGAGGCATTACTTCCCAGGGAGAACTCCGCAGCAGCGTCGAAAAGGCTAGCCGGTATACTGGTGGTATTGGTCACTTTGACATTATTCAGGAAGATCGCTAGCTCCGAGCTGGGGGTGTATCTCCCCACCACCAAGTACCAGGCTCCTGCTACGATGTTGGCAGCAGCCACGCTGAAGCTGTTGGCTCCAGTGCTACTGACGTATAGGGTTGGTGCCGAGGAATTGACGAATAGACGCCAACACTGATTCGCTCCAGCGCTCCAAACCCCCATGAGGCTATCCCCACTGGTCATCTGGAACCACCCACCTGCAGTGAAGCCATTCAAGCCCTTCAGCGCTCCTGCAGCTCGATGGCTATAGTTGGTGGAACCGTTGTAAGAAACGTAGGGAGCCATCCCATAGCTGCCCTGATCAGCAGTTCCTTCATGCGTAAGGTCGTGCGAGCGAATGATGTCGATCACTCTATTTGTCATTGTGGAACTCCCCTAGGAAATACTGAAGAACTTATCATTGAGGGATACCCAAGCAGTCCCCCCACCGATATGGGTGAGGTTGCCCGCAGAATCCAGGTCAGCTCTGCCAGCTCCGGTGTCAGTGATGATATCAAACAGAACAGTAGAGTTGGAGGTCGCAGGTCTGTAGCCTGCCGGCAAGTTGGCGATAACGGTCCCCACGCCACTGGTCCTGGCTACCAGACCTCGCAGGAGAACCAGATCGCCGAACTTCTTGTATTGTCCGGTTTGGTAGGTGGAACCGTAGTTCGTCCATCCCGTACCAAAGCTGAGGTTCGTCCAGGCTTCCCCAGCGATTGTAGGTTGAAGCGCCCCAGCACTGCTCAGGGTCATATCGAAGGTTGCCGCCGCACTGGCGTCATCCGCTGTGGACCGTACAAAGTACAGCGTACCATCAGCACTGAACACCATCCCACGGCTGATGCTACCGCCACCCTTCAGCCACTGGATGGCTCCTTCAGCGGCTAGCTCCAGCAGCTTCGGGAAGGTGGAGGTCGTCCAGTTGCCGTCTCCTGCGGTGATGTATACAGTTCCCCCGAACTGACCGGATCTTGCAGGAGAAGCCGTCTTGACCCCTAGCCGGTTATTGACCTCGTCATAGGTGGAGGTCCCGAAGAAGATGTTGCCTTTGGTAGCGTGGGCGCTGGACCGTAACGTCAGGTCATCCCCCGAGTTGATCCCGCCGTTGAGCGTCTGGCCTCCTGCTCGACCAGGAAGATAGGCATAGTCGGGAAAGATGTCAGTACTGTCGCTAAGGCTTACACTCATGGGCCAGAAGGAAACAATCCCTGGCAGGCTAATCAATACTCCGGTGTATATGCCTGAAAGATAGGCTGTGTCCGTCTTCCTTATGAAGTCGGCTGACAGGATCTCCACCATTTCACTATTTCGTTCCTGGACTGCCATTGTGCTCTCCTATCCTATACCGCTGATGCCCAGCTGGGCCAGCTTCTGCTCTACTCTATAGCTGTGAGCGCCGTTGATCACCAGCTGGTCGGGAAGACGGTATTGGACCGTTTCCGCGAATAGGACTCGAGGGTCACGGTCCAGCCTGCGGTCCAGGGGCTTGCCGGGAACCAGGTCGGATACCCAGATGTAGTTGCCAGGAAGGATTTGCCAAGGCTGAAGCAGTCCACCCGCAGTATCCTGGATTACGCTCGTCCCTTCCCGTAGCGGTCGTATGTACACGACATCGTTCCCAGGGATACGGTAGACGGCTCTCTGGTTGGCATAGACGCCAAAGATTGCTCGGTCCTGGGAGCTGTTCCCCATCGTAACTAAGCCCTTAATCAAGCCCCAGGCTTCCTTATCGTCATTTTCGTAAGCCGGCACCTGGATCGTGTTGGTCTCGATCTGACTAGTGAAGATGCCGTTGGGCTCAGCAGCTATGATAGCCGCCAGCTTGGCACTCAGGTCCTGCAGACCGGTGGTAGCGCTGTTGTAGATATACTTCTGGAATAGCTGGCCATAGCCTACGCACTCCAGCTTCACGTCCACAAACCTATTGCGGTCACCACCCGGCAAGCTGAGGTCTTCGCTACGGGCTGGGAAGCTGAACCGTTCCAGCAGCATCGCCTGCAGATTGGTGACCTCTGACTCGTCTATCCCGCCTACGCTGAAGTTCTTCTCTAGGACGCCGTAACGGGCTGCAGAGGCTGTGTTGGTCGTGTAGGGTGTTACTACCCGTATGCCCGTGGCATTACCACCTCCTAGCTGTAGGAAGACCGAATAGGAAAGTTTGACCTTGTTGGCGATGTCCATATACGGTCCCACCGTCATGCTATAGCCGCCAACCTCCAAGCTTACCCTATCCACAATACCTTCCCAGACTACGGTATTCGCTCGACCCTTGACCGTGAGCTGGCGACCGACGCCATTAGCTAGCCAGTCTTCCATCTCCTCCAGAGGAAGACGCAGGCTCAGAGTGGCATTCCAGAAGCCGCCAAGGGCTGTGGAGCTTTGGTCGTAATCCTTTACCTGCATCGTCACATCCTGGAAGAATCCAGTTCCACCTCCCCAGGCCGGAGGGGTGATCAGGTAGCTCAGTCTATTCTGACTGAAGATAGTGCCCCTGGGAAGCTGCGGGATGGGTGTTTGACTGCTGGACCGTGATAGGCTGCCAGTGGGCGTCACACTGCCACTCAGGAACTTCGAGATGCGCTTGAGTAGACTGCCCGCACTAGCCACACTACCGGCTAGAGCCTTGGCGGTCCTCTTGACCAGTGCTCCGGTGGGGGCTACGGTCCCTCCCAAAATGATATTGTACACTCGTTGACTGGTAAGTGCGCCCGTGGGCGTAACGCTGCCTGCCAGAATCTTCCCTAGACGTTTAAGGAGGCCACCCTGCGGAGTTACGGCTCCGCCCAATACTTTGCCTGTGCGCTTAATTAGCGCCCCACTAGGAGCCACCGTGCCGCCTAGGGACTTAAATAGCACCTTGGCACTAACTAGGGCACCGCTACTGCCAACCGTGCCGGCTAGCAATCTGGTCGTCAGCTTGTTGACCAACCCAGTAGGGGTGATCCCGCCAGCCAGGATACGGCTGATCAACTTGTGGACCGTTCCTGCAGGAGTCAGACCGCCAGCAAGGTTACGATGGGTAGATTTGGTGACCGCACCCGTCGGTGCAATGGTGCCGCTTACCGTTTGGTTGTAGGCCGTGCCAGTCTGCGGCTTGATGCTGATTCCAGCGATGACCCATTCGCGATCCGTGCTAAATGAATTTGATCCTAATAGTGTTGTGCTGCCAGCTACAGCTACCGCCTGATAAAATTCGTGCGATGTAATTGTATTGCCAGCGCTGCCGCTGGTGTTGTTGATGCTGATGGTAGTCTCATCAACCAGCGTTAGCGTGCCGCCGCCGTGTGTGACAACAAAACCTATTGCCCAGGCATTGTTTGTGACCGTGGTAACTGCTACCGTGATGTCATTATTATCGGTTGCGCCAGTTGTTGCGCCCGCTGTAGCCTCTACCGCTCCACTGCCATTTGTGCCGGTTGTGTCGGTGCCTGATAGGCGGATCGCAATGGCGAAAGCAAACCCGGATGTATTGCCAATGGTGATGCTGCCTGCTGATGGACTGGCAGACATGCCGCGCCACACGGTTAGGCCACATTGACCCTGGTTATCATTGACATCGATAACCTGTACCCAGGTTAGCCCGTTGCCGCTGATGGTGGTAGCGAGTAGCTCGTTACGCTCGAACACGCAGACAAGCACCAATTCGTTGGCGAGTGGTGTCCAACTAGTAAGCGTAATTCCGCTACCGCTATCCGTGCCGGTAAGAGTCTGTTCCAGCGCGATGGCCATTAGTCTTCACCTCTCAAGCCCAGCCAACGAGCGTGATGCCACAGCTTGACCTGATGCAGCAGTGTATGCGGTGACGGCGTGTACACTTCCTCTGTGTTGTAGCTCTCGCAGAGGAACCATAGCCGCTGTCGTTGTCCAGGCTGCAACACAAAAGCGCCGCTTGCCGACGACTGCCAAACACTTGTCACGAGGTCGCTACCATTCTGGCGTGTCATGCTGCGCAGGATGCGCTTGGGGAAGGTGGCACTGTCGATGTCAATGTAGTCACTGGCGCCGGCTGTTGCCCCCGACGATAGCCCAGCGTCGTAGAATTCCCCGATCCATTCATCGGCGGGGATTAGGATCAACTCGAACAGATCCACATCGTCACCGGTGGCTGTGGCCTTGAGTTGAATGACAAGGCGGGTTTGCTCCCCGGCGTCCGTGCTGCTCAGGTAGCGGTCTGGGGCAATGGTGAACTGGCCCAAATGCGCCAATCGCGCATAGTCGGTTTCGATAATCTCAAACACGATAGGCACTTCGTCACCGACAACCTGCAACCCAAAGCTGAAGCTTTCCACAGCCAACCGTACACTGATCGTGTCATCGGCGCCATAGAATGCATACCGTAAATAAATTTGATACGTGCCGGCGAAGTCTTTGGCCAGGTCACTGTCTAGTGTCACCCAGGCATGATCGCCCCAAACGTTCGTGGTGGTTGGCGTGTAGCGGATAAACTGCCCCGCCGCCGCTATGGTGGCATTGGTGACAAAGGCGCTTTCGCCGCTGTCTGTGACCGTGATGCCCGGCGGATTCTGTGCTTGTGCCAGGTTTAGGTATGCCGTGAAGCGTTCGCCCCGTTCAACCGAACGCAAGCCCGCAATCACACGGGCCGTTGGCTGCGACAACAGCGGATCGGCGCCCACGTCAAGCCGGTTGAAAAGCTTAATCTGTGCGATGGCCGGCACGTCCCCGGCCAGGTTGTCGAGTTCGATGTAGGGCTGCTGCGCAATGTAGATGTTGTCGAATTTGGGCAGCAGCGTAGACAAGGCGCCTGTGGCCGTTACTCGAATCCGTATCCAGTACGCTGTCACGCTGTTGATCGCAACCGCCGTCATGGCTGCTGTGTCTGGTAGGTGCCATGCAATCGTGCCCGACCGGTGCAGGCCCTGCGTGGTGTCGCGCATGGTGGCCGTTGTCAGGGCTGTCCAGGCGCTGCCATTATAGTATTCGACAGCCAGTGTCAACGTGTAGTTGAATTCGGTCAAGTGGATATAAAAATTGCTGAACGCGCCAGGGTTGGGCGCCGTCGATTGTATGCCGATATAGAATGCATCGTTGGTGCCAACGGGCGATGGAAACATCAGTTGATCGCTGCTGTTCTGAAGAATGTCTTCCACGTTGGCGGGTGTGACTGCCGTGTAACTGCTGCCACTACTGTCGAAAATGAAGATGTGCGTCCAGTTGCTTTCTAGCCGGTGATTCGCCACAAACACCGGCGTTGTGCAGTCCACGTCATACGGACCATAGGTAATGTTGGCGTCGGTCGCTATGCGCCGATACACGGCATTGCTGGCCCCCGCAAATAGGTAGGTATCACCTAACTCGGTAAAGGCACGTACCGGCTGCGCTGCCATAGTGGCCAGTGCTACCCAGGCAAAGCCGCCGTCATAGCTGATGTACGTGCTGGTGCTGGCGCTACGGGAAGCCACCAACTCCCCATTGTCCAGCAGGAGGACTGCATCGGTCCCCCAGTCCCGCCAGTAGATGGTGAAGGTGGCTCCCTCGTCACGACTGATGCTGAGGTAGGTAGCGCTGGTGAGGATTAGGTAATCCTCCACGGCTACCACCTGCAGGAACGGTCCAACGTCCTCCGCGATGCCCAGATACAAGGACAACTGATTCTTGGGGATGTACCAGGTGTTGTACTCGTCCCCGGCTACCACGGTCCCAGCTGCGCTAAGCCCCATCGCCTTGACCTTGCCCGTGGGGGCCACCGACAGGACGGTCAAACTCCCACTGCCCTGGATGAAGCGGATCTCCCCCTCCCCGCCGAAGAATAGGGTATCGTCTGCTCCTCGGTAGACTACGCTGTAGAAGTCCACGGAGGCTGTGTGCTGGGTCCAGGTATCCCCATTGTTGTCACTGTAGTAGATGCCGCTGGTGGCCCCAGCCGAGCCGGTGGTAAGACCGGCTACTGCCCATATGCGACCGCTGGTGGCCTGCGTGAACATCCAGAATCTTAGGTTGGCCACCCCAGTCGTCTGCTCCGTGGTCCAGTTCGCACCGCTGTCAGTGGACCGATCGATCAGGTTGCTGGCTGCTAGGATGGCTCCTGTATTCGTTCTGAACAAGCTCTGGACGTTGGTAAGGCTGCGAACGGAACTCCAGGTCGCCAGATTGGGGTTGTAGGTCATGTCGTTGCTGGCTGGGACACAGGCAGGTTCCAGGGGAGGATTCGCCTGCCAGGTGGACCGTTCCAGCCCTAGCGTGATGCCGGCTGTGGTGGAGATCCGGCCATTGAAGGGCTGGCTGTACACATCCCCGTACTCCTCAATCCTCCCGCTGTATATGACCGCATAGCGTGGATTGGTCTCGTCGGATGTACGGGCTACCAACCAGACGAGACCAGCCTCCACACTAGTCTCGATGTAGTTCTGAGCCTTCTCCAGCATACGGTCCAGCTGCTGCTGGCGTCTGGCGACCGCATCGTGACCCCAGTCGGATATCCGCAGTTCATAGGTCTCCAGTACGGAGCCGTAGGACTGGCGAAAGATGCCGGAGGGATCCCGCTGGGTTCTGGATAGGCTCATCTCGGAAAGGGCTATACCGGAGCCATTCCGATTTGCCCCCAGCAGATCGATCTTATCCGAACCATCAGTAATGTATAGTTCTGCAAACATCACAACGACCTTTCAATGATTCTTTGGACCCTACGCTCGAACATTACCTCGTCCATGCCACTGTAGATGTTGACGCCACCCATGGCTAGGTTCAAGGTTCTGGAGCTTACAGCGCCGTGGGATAGGGTGCTATCCCGTAGGGAGCTGAGGGGCTGCATCACGTTGCTCTGGATACCCTGTGCCAAGCCAGCCATCATCTGACTGCCGATCTCCGCGAAGACCGTACTAGGGCTGTGGATACCCAGCTCATCCTTGGTCTCGGTCACCATCGCATTCAGCACCCTACTCGTGAGAGTCAGGAGATCGTCAATGCTAGCGTTGACACCGAAGGCTATACCATTGAACAGGCTATCCCCACCCACCAGATCCTGATCGCGAATCATCTTTACCATATCCAGCTGCTCCTTGAGGAAGCTGAGCTGCTCCTCTTTTTTCTGGATATCCGCTAGCTTCTGAGCAGCTGCTGTGTACTGGGCCATCAGCCTTACTCGCTCACTATCGATGCCGGCTGCTTCTTCCAGCGCCCGCAGAAGTGGATCCAGTACGGTCGCCTTGTAGCGCTGACCGAATACACTGCTGACGTTGGTCATGTCCATCAGCGGCTGTAACTGCTTCAGTGCAGACTCTAAGCCTTTGACCCGCTTCTGCTCAGCGATCATAGCGGTCATCTGATTGAGCATATCCTGCTTGGTGAGCTCGCCCAGCTTCTTCTGGAATTCCAGCTGCTTCTGAGCATCGTTCTGGTCGAAGGTGACATACGAATTCCACACCGTCAGGAGATCCATCCCCAGATCGCCCGCCTTCTTCATTAGCCCTAGCTGATTGTTGAGGAATCCATTGAAGCTATCCTGCTCGGATACGGTCCTCTGAAGACCTTCCATTAGGGGATTTCCTCTGGCAGCCTTCAGCTGATTGGCAATTGTATACAGCTGTGATTCCTTCAGCTCCGCTATACGTTTCTCCAGATTAGCCATCTTGGTGAGATTGGCAATGCTATTATCCCCTACGTTTACACCAGAGATATCGATGCCCAGACTACGGGCTTGCTTCATCAGGTCGATCTGGTCTTCCAGGAACGATACATTATCCCTGGTCACATCTCCCAAGTAAAGCACCTGACGGAAATCTGCTACCTCCTGAGCAGCTTTGGCAGTCACGTTGGTGTATAGAGTTAGATCCTTGATAGCCAGACCTAGCCAAGTGGTTAGATCGCTTTGACGAGTAGCGTCAATTCCTGGTCTTTGCAGCTCCAGCTGTAGGGCTGAGACCGTCCTCTGCAGCTCCTCTTTCCGAGCGGTAACACGCTTGAGGAAATCCTCAGAGACCCCCAGATAATCTTTACGGATACGGCTAGCGAAGGTATCGGAGGACTTGAAGTCCATATTCAGAAGATCTGCCTGAGTGAGGCTACTGGTAATGCGGTCCAGAGCACCCTTGACGGATGAGGCGCCGGACTCTATACCTACCACCAAGCCCTCTATGATATGACTACCGATGATCATGAAGACCTTGGACGGGCTGCTGATGCCGAGGACTTCCTTCACCCACCCTGGCAGGGCATTGGCTAGGCTCTTCGCTTTCTCCATCAGCGCATCCTTGGCTCCGGTGATACCTTCCCCGATGCCGTCGACGATAGCCTTACCGATATCCTTGAACTGCTGCGTCATGTCCGTAAAGATCTGCTTGATGGCCGTGGGGATAGCCCGTACGACCTCCAGAAGAGTGGACTTCGCGTTCTCGATCCCCTTCTGAATATTCTGGAGTATCTTCTGACCCTGCTCCTCCCAGTTGACTCCGAACAAGGCTTCAGTAAAGCCCTTGGCAATGGTACCAACGATATAGATCAAGCCTGCAGCGCCGAAGGCTATAGCCTTCACGCCAGTGACGATCCCATTGAGAATTGTCTTGCCGAGGTCGATCCAGTCTATGTCCGTGAAGACTGACTTCATGCTAGTGCCGGCTGTCCTGACCGTTGGCAGGAGCCCACCTACACCTTCTATAACAGCCTTGAGGCCATCCCTAACTAGATTGCCTATAGTACGCCCCAGGTCCTCCCAGCTGACGTTCTTTAGGGCTTCTATAGAGTCCAGGCCGATCTTCTTGACTGCTGCCAGCAACCCACTAGCCGCTTTGGCAGCATCCTCCAACCCCTTCTTGATGCTATCGATGATAAGTGTACCGATCTCGGTCCAGGTAAGGGTGGTAAACTGATTCTTGATGGAAGTAGCGATTGTTAGAGCAGAAGCTATAATCCCACCGGCTGCTCTGGACGCACTCTGCAGGCCATCCCGGACTGAATTGCTGATATCGGTCCCAAGGGTATTCCACTGGAAGCCTTCAGGCGTTAGATACCGGGTTTTCATCTCCCCCACTAGGGTCGTAATTCCAGCCGTCAGGGTCGTCTTGGCAGAGTCCATACCCGCTCTAACTTTGTCCAGGATCTCCTTGCCAGCAGCGGTCCACCCCTGGACCGAATCCCCGAACTGGGATTTCCAGGAGGTGACGATCGTTCCCAGATTGGTAGCCACCAAGCCCTTGGCGGACTCCCACCCGTCCTTGATGAAGGTAAGGATGGAGCTACCCACAGAGGACCAGTCTACATTCTTGATGGCTGTGCTGACGCTGGTGGTCCATCCAGTCACGACGGAAAGGCTGGTGGAGACTACAGAGGTCCAACCCTCTTTGATGGAGTTGAGGATATCCCCACCTATCTTCTGGTAATCCACCTCCAGCAGCTTCTCCCCTACGGCTGAGGCCCATTCCCCTAGCTGAGTCTTCCACTCTGTCAGCTTGTTCCCTACAACGCCTAGAAGCTCCCCGAACTTCCCCTGGAGAGTTCCCAGGGCTGCCCAGGCTTGCTCAGAGTTGGGACCGAACTGTAGTAGGGTGGTGAGGAAATCCTTCACCGGTGTTACCACGGCTAGGGTAATGTCACGTATTCCCAGGAAGTTGGTATTCCAGGCTGCTCCTAGAGCAGCTGCCCCTATGATCATAAGACCCATGGGGCTGAGGACTACGGCTAGGGCTGCACCGAGGGCTGAGATCGCAGCTGCGATGCCAGCGCTGGCCAATAGGGCTGCGACGCCGCCCAGGGCACCGGTCAGAGCGTCGATGTTCTCGGTCACAAAATAGATGATGTTGGCTAGCCACTCCGGGAAGATATCCTCCCAGGGATAATCCGCCCCCATAGCACCGCTGTTAAAATCCGTCAGAGCCATCCCTAGGCCCTCTACTAGCTGCGAGATGGTGTACATGGTAGTAGCTAACCAGGGAGGGAAAATATCCTCCCAGGGAAAGTCTCCTGGTGCCCCAGAGACGAACGCTTCAATGCCGGCTGCCAGGTCCTCAAAGAACTGCACCATGCCGGCTGCATGGTCGCTAATGAAGGAGGCGACGTTATCCGCCATAGCCTTCAGCATAGGTAGGAAGGCGAAGCCGATTTGGAGCGCCACGGTGTCGATGACACCCTGCAGGATCTCCATGCTGCCCTTGAAATTATCCATCCGGAGCTTGGCGGATTCTACCGCATCGGTCTTCCCGATCTGGATCTGCAAGGCTTCGAATTTGGTAATTCCCCCATCAATTACACCGTTGAGGCTTTCAAAGCTGACCCCTAGTTCCTTCGCAGCAGTAGCCTGGTCGGTGTAAGCGACCTCCCCCTGCTCCGCAATACCTACGGCTGCACGCATAGCGTCGGTGCCGAACATGGTATTGAGGGCTTTGCTCTTCTCCTCTTCTGACAGATCGCCCAAAGCTCCATTGAGGAGAACTGAGATCTCCGACATATCCCGCATACTACCGTTGGCATCGTAGAAAGCATTGGTGACCAGACCGGTCTCCTGCTTCCACTCATTGAACTTCTTGATACCGTCGTCAGATGCCGCAGCAGTAGCATTCTGGGATGCCCACAGATTGTAGAGCTGACCGGTAAGATCCCCTGCGGAACTCCCCAAGGGCTTGATCCCATTCGCCTCCAATAGCTTCATTGCCTGCTCGGACTGGAAGGTGACAAGCCCTAACTTGTTCATCATCTCCGAAGCAGCGTCCGTAGAAGGTACAAGACGAAGAAGCATCGTCTTGAAGGAGGTGCCAGCGTCACTACCGCTGGCAAAATAATTGCTCATGCCTGTGATGGAGGTATTGAAGTCCTCGAAGCTGACACCGGTCGCAGCCGCCACACCACCTGCCTGGGCTAGCGCTAGCCGGTAATCATTGATGCCGAACTTGCTGGCTACGGTCACACCTGTGATCCCGTTGACAGCAGTCATCATGTCTTCGGCTTTGATGTTGAAAAGGGCCATCGTATCGGTGGCGATCCCAGCAGCAGTGTCGAAGTCTGCACCGGTGGAATTCGCCAGGAGGACCGTACTCTTGGCAGCGCCGTCCATGATCTGCGTCATGGTCAGACCGTTGGAGGCTAGTTTCTCGATGGCGTCAGCCGCCTCAGTGGCGCTAACTTTAAGATTGGGGTCCAGCCCCAGGTCCAGGATGAGGTCCTTTAGCGGTCCAACTGCTTCCTTGGTTTCCCCCATAATGGAGGCAATACCACCCATCTGACTTTCCAGGTCGGCAGCACTGGAAATCCCACCGACGACGAATGCCCCAATCGCAGCCGTCGCTGCTGCAGCCGCCACTACAAACGTCTTGCTCAGCGTAGTCGCTGCGCCCAATACTTTATTTCCCATTGTGTCGAAGGCAGCTCCAAAGCTACCTCCGACCTTGGTTGTTTGGTTATCGACATTGGAAAGCCCCTGAAGGTACTTAGTGATACCTTGATCGAACTTGTCCATGTCGAATACGGCTTCTAGACCGATCTGCTCTGCCATATGCTATCCCTTCACGGACTGTAGCGCATTGTTCCTAACTTGGCGATCCTCTTCTAGGTGCTCCTCGTACATCTTCATCAGTCCCAAGGTTGATTCGTAGGCTAGCATTTCGGCTTTGTCGAATTCCCCTAGTTCGTCCCACTGACTAGGAGTAAGCCCCCACGACTTGGCGGTCTCAACTTCCCTGAATCTGTAGCTGGTGTACCACTTCCCCTTCCCCCGCAGGTTGTACTGATCTGCTAGCTCTTTCAAGGGCTTCTTCTTGCTTCCGTAAGTTATTCCGAAAGGAGTTTTGCGCTGCCTCCAGAATCAGGGGATCGATGCCGGAAGCCTCGAGTAAAGTCTTCATCAGATTCTGGATGTCGTCTGCAGAAGATAGGATCTCCGTCTTTACATAGTGGGCACGAACAGCGATAGGGTCGGTAGGGATTACCACCCCGAAGTATTCCTGGATGGACCGCCACTCCCCGCTGTTGACGTCTTCCATCGGCAGGACTACACCCTTGACCATGAACAGCTCAAGTACCTTGGAGGAAGCATGATTGGCCTGATGGCGAATAGCGTCAGTGTACACCTTCCAGGCTTTCTTCTCCGACTCGGCTGTCAGCGGATCTTCTATACTTTTGGCATCGTGGGCATAGTTGAGGACCGTGCCATCGGGGAGTTCCACCGCATACGTGGGTATGGGTGGAACTTCGATCTCCTGCATAGCACGCAATTTTACTGCGTCGATTAGTAGGGGTGGGATGGGTTGAATCTCTACTACCCTACCCGTCGCTGTGATGAATGTCTTGTTCATGGCTCACTCCTCTTTCTGGGAACACTGGCCTATTGGATAATTGACGTGCTAAGCAGGTTTACGGCTTGGCGAATACTTTCCCGATGACGCCGGTTCCACCCTGGAGTTCCCCGGTAAAGAAAGCGGTGTTAACATCCGTCACACTGATGTCATTGAGACCGGAGTTCGTGAAGGTCGTAATGCTATCCCAGCTGTAGCCGCCATCCAGAGTGAACCATACGGTCCCTACCGGTCCAGCCGTCTGGTGGAGCATATAACCAAACAGGTCGCTGCCATTGACGAACTCGATACTCTGGACGGAGCCGGCACCACTACCCGTGAAGGCTTTCTCGGTCCAGGTCTCCCCGCCATCGTCAGTGTACCACATCTGGCCAGCAGCTGTTCCTACCCACACTACATCGCTGCTGAGGACGGCCACCGTGCGGATGACAGCGCTGACGCCAGTGTTATCCAGGGTAGCAGTCCAGCTGAGACCTCCATCCTCTGTCTTGAGAATGGTGTCGGCTGCGCCTACCGCATAGCCAATACGATCATTCAAGAAGTGGATTCCCCAAAGGGCATTAGTCGTTGCCACGCCCGCATCCTGAGTGGACCAGGTTAGACCGGCATCGTCACTGTAGTAGATGTAGCCGTTGCCGACCACCAGCCACATGTTGTAGGTATCCAGAGCGAACAGGCTGTTAGGTCCAGGAGCGAACTGGCCATTAACGCTGCCGACGCTGACGACCTGCCAGGTGGATCCCCAGTCGTCACTGTAGGCGATTTCCATAGGGTTGCCGGCATCGGTGGTGCCACGAGCGACGACCACACGAGTGCTGCGTCGACCGATGGGGAAGCAGGTCACGGCTCCGATGTTCTCAGCTGCTGAGAACGGCTGGGTGCCTGTAGCGGTCCAGGTGGCACCCCCATCGCGGGTGTAGAGAACGTCTGCTTTGTCGCTAGGGCTACCCGTAAGCGCATCCGTAACAGCGAAGCCCACCTGATCCTTCTCAAAGCCTACACCACAGAAGTGAATACCGTTGACGGCTTCGGCAGCGCTGATGGACTGACGACCAGTGGTCTTCTGAAATACGCTATACAGCGGAGGAAGGGCACTGATGCCGAAGCCCATCGTGGACGGGTTGTCCTCTTCCCGCATAGCCACATCGTTGACCGAGCGCTCCCCGATGTACGCACTGCCGAGCACCCAGCTGCGACTGAAATTCTGGAAGTTGTCACTCCGACCACCCTCCCGCTGGTGGATGAAGATGTTGGCAACACCGCTCTGAGCTAGTTCCAGGCTGTTGGCGCTACCTTCGATCAGGGTGGTGATTGTGGTGGTGACCGGATCAGGCGGTGAGACCGTAGCGTCCAGGGTCACCCAGCCACCGGAGCCATCCGGATTGAAACAGCGGATTAGGGTATCCAGCGCCCCACCAGCCGCAGTGAGGGCATCCACGTCTACGCACCCCAGGAAGCGAGCACGAGTACGTGCGCCACGCGACTGGACGAATACCGCACCATCGCTACTTTTGAAGATCGATTGCGTCATAAAATTCTCCTACTCCGAAGGTTGAATGAGTTTAACGTTTCGCAGAAGAGTGGAGAGAACTGCCCCGTAGGCTGCCACCACCGCTCCTTGCGCCTCCCGTGGACGATGGTACAAATCCCCCACAGTCCAGATACCTGCTTTCTTGAGCTCCCGCTCAATGTCACTGGGAGTTACTTCCACAGTGATGAACATAGACCAGGGAATCCCGTACTCGATGCCCCGCTCGGGATACTCGCACTGGCCGTCCTCCCCTACGTCTGAAGAGGGCAATAGGGCACGTCTAGGCTCCCCATCATCCATCCACTCGACCAGGGATACGCCATGTCTTTCCCACACAGTTCTTACATTCATATGGCATGTCCTGACTTCACTCTAGCTCGACGCATTGCCTCGTGCATCCGATCCTTGAATAGCCCTTCATGCTTCTTGTTGATTAGCTCACTGAAGCGTCGAGCCTTGGTTCCAGGGTGGTGAACACCCCTGCTATAGATGATGGGACCGTTAGCTCCTCCCGTCGTACTGCCGATTACTCCGGGCTGCGTCTTGGCGCTATAGCCTCCCTGGAAGCGAAGCATCTTAGCTTTCTTGGGGAAGATCATGTGAGGCTTGGTCCCCTCGTCTACATACTTGTAGATCTCGTCATCGGTCCCCACCAGGAACTCCGCTTTGGTCTTACCGAGGGCTATTACGGTCTCAAACTTAGGCTGGTGTTCCCAGGTGGCAGTCGTGAGCTTGTAGTCCTTCTCTACTGCTTTGGCCGCAGCCCGTAGCCCGTTGAGGAGCTCCA